AATCGAGATTGAGAAGTATAAAAAACAGAAATATTTTGATATTGACAACTAATCCAAATGAATTTGGTGTTTGGACATATAAATATTTGACAGAAGTATTAAAAAGTGTTGGCAAAGATGAAAACAACCTATATGCTGAACGGATTATGAAAATAAAGAATGAAGTAAATCTTAAAAAAGGAAATGTATTTTCTGAAAATATTTACTTACATCATTCCGTCTATACAGATAATAAGTTTTTGCCTGACAATTTTATAGCGGACTTGGAAACTGAAACAGATGACTATTTGAGAGCAATAAAGACGTTAGGTAGATTTGGGAGTGCTGGAGATACATTATTTAGAAATTTACATCATATGGAGCAATCAAGGATAGCAAAATTGATTGAAGGCAAGTGGAATAGATTTGCTGGATTCGATTTTGGATTCAGCAACTCGTACAATGCAATAGTTAGAGTTGTGATAGATGAGGAATTGAATGACTTGTATATCTATGAGGAATTTTACGATAATCATTTGACTGATGTGGAAATGTTGGAAACTGAAATGATACAGAAATTAATAAATGATGGCGAAGTTGTTTATGCAGATAGTGCAGAGCCAAAAGCAATATCTTTTTACAATATGAACAATGTAATGATTAATCCAGTCAAAAAAACGAGTGACATAAGTAAAGCAGGAGTTAAAAAGATACAATCGTTTAGAAATATATTTATTGATAAGAATGCGTGTCCGAATACATACAGGGAACTAACGGAAATGAAGTGGTATTTTAATAAAGACGGATTAATAGCAAAGAACCCTAAAACTCAAAAGCCGTTTAATATTGACCCGCATAGTTTTGACGCTATCAAATATGCTTTAAGCGATTATACACCGTATATATTAAATAAACATTATTATAAAGAGGAGGTGGATAATGAGACTTAATATTTTTTCAAAAGGATTTTGGAGTACTAGGTCACCAGTTACGTTATCGGAATTTATAAACGGTTATACGCTCGAGGATGAAGATCCTGAAAAGTTTTTGAGCCAACTATACAAAAATCCATTTACATCTAGTGCAATAACAAGGATAAATGAAGCAATTAACAATTTAAAATGGGGAACATATAAAAAAGGATATGGGGATAATGTTAGAGATGTTAAAAGTAGTTATGTGCTAAACACCCTTAAAAATCCTAATTCTTTGCTTAACACAGACCAGTTTATTAATTATTTTGCTTTATATTACATCTTGTTTGGCGAGTTGCTTGTAATGAGAATTGATTTGTATACAAAAGCTGAATTGATTTTATTTAAAAAAGGCTCTTATCATATTGAATACGATAATCAGAATGTGTTGAATGGCATTAAATCAATAAGAATAAATAGCAAAGAATATAAAGGTGAAGATTTAAAAATGTTTCACTATATCAAAGGTGTGAACATTTATGACAATATCGCTGGAGCAGGATACGGAATAAGCAAGGTGCAATCTTTGACAGCTTTACACAATTACTGGTGCTATATAATGCAGTGGAACAACAGCATATTGAAGAACGGCGGTAAAAGAAATCTTATTATTGTTGTTAAAAGGTTCTTGAATGCTTTTAAGAAAAAAGAGATTAAGAACGAGATAGAACAGAATAGTGGTTCTAGAAACATTGGGAAAGCACTTATCTTAGACGGAGAAGGGGCTGAAATAAAAGAGGCTGACTTTTCTCCACAGGACTTCGATTTTCTTAATGCAATGGACGAGATTCGGAATACTACTGCCGCTGTTATGAATGTACCTAGTATTCTAATTGGAGACAGAACTAACAGTAAATTTAGTAACTACAAAGAGGCTAAAAAAGATTTGTATACAGAGAACATATTGCCACTTGTCGAACAAATAGCCGAGTATCTTAATAATATTATGAAAGATAAGCTAGAAAATAATGAATACATTGATTTTGACACAAGTACAATTGGAGTATTAAAAGAGGATAGAAAAGAAAAAATGGCGATGCTTAATAATCTTAGTTATCTGACAATAAACGAAAAAAGAGCCGAGCTTGAATATCCACCAATTGAAAATGGCGATGATATTTTAATCAGCACATCAATGACACCACTCAAAGAAATATACGAAGACGTAAAACCAGTTGAGGAGGAAGACGATGGCGAAGAAGCAGCAGCAGAAAACGAAGAAAGTTAAGTTGACCAACTCACAAAAAAAGATACTGGCAAAAAGGCAGTTGAAAATGCGAAATAGGTTGATATTAAAGCAATTTAATAGATTAAGATTAGTTTTCAAACAATTACGTGGTGATATTGATGTAAATGAGCAGATGTTTTTGAGTGAATTTGCTTGGGAAACATTTGCAAGTCAATTATTCAAGGAATTGAAAAAAGGGATACTTGAAACAGTAAGTGAAACGTCTAATTTTCTTGTTACACATCGTGGCATTGATGAAAAATTAATTCCAGCAGTTAAGAATAAAACATTAAAAGCATTAAGTAAAAAGGTAATTGCTGAAAAGGTAACAAATATTACTAAAACCACGAAAGATATTTTAAACAAAATCATAGTTCGTGGGCAGGAAAGTGGAACAAATATAAGGGATATTGCAAAAGAAATAACTCAAAAAGTTAAAGGAATGGAAAAGAAAAGAGCAATGGTTATTGCAAGAACTGAAACGGCTACTACTGCAACAACAACGTATCACAATGGATTGGAGCAGGCAGGACTGGAGAAGACTTGGTGGCACGTTGGTGGGGGAAAAACCGACAGGGAAAGCCATTTGAAATGCGATAAGGAAACTATCCCAGCAAATGAAACTTTTAGTTGCGGACTCAAACATCCACATCAGTTGGGAGCACCAGCGAGCGAGATTATAAATTGTCATTGTGAATTGATATAAAGGAGGTAAAAATGCCAGAAAAATTAGAAAAAAGTATGTCTGTTGGTTTAACTTTGAAACAGGAAAATGAAACAGAAAAAGGGATAATCGAAGGGCAGTTAGTAACACATAGTGTTTTAGATGCCTATAGTGATGTATTTACTAAGGAATCGTTAGATAAAGTAAATAAGGATAAAACTTATTTCTTGTTGCATATGCACAATTGGGAACGAGAACTAGGAGTAATGAAATTACATCAAGATGAACAAGGAAATCTTAAATTTATAGGACAATTAGATTTATCCACAGATGATAATGGAAATGCACTTAACAAAGAAGCTCAAAAAGTATATTCAATGATGAAAAAAGGTGCGAATTATCAAATGTCTGTAGGCGGACTTATCAAAAGCCGTGAGTTTGGAAAATTTAATACAGACGAAGGAGAAGTGGATGTAAGGTTTATTAAAGAGTTTGAGGTTGTGGAAGGTAGTATTGTGTTAAAAGGTGCAGTACCTGGGGCGACTGTGCAAACAGTAAAAGGCGATAATAATATAAATAAAAATAAAGGAGATGATAATATGCAAAAAAATATTGAGGATTTAGAAAAAGGAATGAATCAAAATACAGCGGATATAAAAAAAGCAAATGAGGATTTAGCTATAGCTTTGAAAAAAAACGAAGAATTAGAAGGCAAAGTTGAGAAAGCAAATGAAGAACTTGAAAAAATGGGGAAAACGTTAGATGAAGTTATGAAAAAAGGTATATCTAACCCTGAAACAGAAGAGAAAAAAGAAACTGAAGCGTTGCAAAAATTTCTAAGAACTGGAGAAGCTGGAAATTTAAGAGTTGCAAAAGCAATATCAAGCACACAAGTTGCGGTATTAATTCCAAGTGCCTTAGAAAGAGAAATTTTAAAAGAAATAAAAGAAAATTCTCCGTTTTTGTTTAATGCGAGAATTTACACAGGTAAGGAATCTTATAGAAGAGTACCAATTAGAAATGAAATAACTCCTAAAAACCAAGCTGTAAAAGAAGGTGTTGGAAATACTCAAAGTGGAGAAATAAGTTACACATATATTGATATAAAAGCTGGGAAAAGACAAGTTCCATATCCATTGACAGATGAAGCTAGGGAAGATGCGTTTGCTGATTTAGTTGGCGAAATTAAAGAAGCAGTTGCAGAAGATTTTGGAATAACGTTAAGTGATTTAACAATAAATGGAACATATAATGAAACAGCAGACCAGTTTATTGAAGGGTTTATGACAAATGCTGATGTAAAAGCCAATGCAGTAACATCTGCTACAGCTGGAAAAGTAACTTGGGAAGATATGGTAAAACTTGAAACAGGAATGAAAAAACAATATAGAAAAAATGCCAAATACTATGTCTCTCTAAAAATGTATGAAGAAATGAAATTATGGAAAGATACAACGGATAGACAATTGTGGAGTACAATCCATAACGGTGCAACAATGGTATTCAATGGTTATGAAGTGGTTGTTGATGAGTTTTTAGATGATATAGCAACTGGAAAATTCCCTGCAATATTCTGTGATTTCAAAAAAGGTTATGGATATTACATAAAAAATGATTTTGAACAAGAAACAAACAGAAAAGTAAATGAAGGGATTACAGAAATTTATACAAGAATAAGAATCGGAGGAAAAGTATTAAGACCAAATGCTTTTAAACCGTTGAAAGTAAAATAGAGGTGGTTTAAATGCTGATAACAGTAGAGGACTACGAAAAAATAACGGGTACAACCTTAGCAGATAATGAAAAAGCTAGGGTTGGAATCTTGCTTGGCATTGCAATTAATCAAATTGAAAATGTGATTGGATACAAATTAGAGGTTGAAGAACTCACAGAGGATTATGATTATAACAAGCGGATTTACTTGGACAAACGTCCAGTTGTTGAAATTGTAAGTATTAATTCTGATGATGAATATAAAAGTCGTAGGAATTATATTGAGTTTGTTAATTTTAGTAATTGTCCTTGCGATACAAAAGAAAAAGAAATTGAAGTAACTTATAAGGCTGGATATGATGAACTGCCAGACTGGCTGAAATATGAAATATCTATGCTTGTGAATGATTTTATAAACAGTATGGATGAAGAGAGTGGGAAGTATAAGAGTTATAAGATTGATGACATTTCTTATACATTTGTGGATTTTGCGGCTAATAAGAGAGAAAAGATTGAAAGTGTTGTGAGGCGGATATATGGCTGAAATAATTTATCAATTAGAAGGATTGGAAAAAATGGATAAGGAATTGAAATATTTGCAGACACATGCCGTGAAGGTAGGAGTGCTTTGGAGCGGTGGAAGTTTAAAAAGTAACACGGATGTTCGAGAGTATGCAATATTCAACGAATACGGAACAAGCAAAATGCCAGCTAGACCCTTTTTTAGATTGTCGGTAGGTACTGCAAATGCACAGAATGAAATAAAAGAATATATGAAAAGTCAAGTTGAACAAATTATTCAAGGTGGAATGACAGGACAACAGGCTTATGAAAATTTAGGAACTTTTGTAGTTCAAAAAATAAAGAAAACAATAATGAGTGGTAATTTTGCACCAAACGACCCCAAAACTGTAAAGGCTAAGGGACAAAGCACACCACTTATTGATACACATTCTTTATTTCATTCAATAGATTATGAGATTGTAGGTGTATAAAATGGCACATAAAACATTTATACCAAAGAGATTTTTTAGTAAATGCAAAATATCAAAAAGAACAAGCAAGTGGATTAATTCAGAACTGGTTGAAGTTGATGGAAGTTTGGAATTTGAGGGAGCAGTATTTAATCTCAATAGGCAGGACATAAGTATGCTTGTGGAACAAGGGATACAAGTGACTTTAGACACTAAAAAAATATACTGTTATATTGATGTCGACTTGAAAAATAAAATTGAATTTGAGGGAAACGACTATATTGTAACAACAGCAAAAAACTACATAAAATACGATGAACTTAGAATTTATTATATTGAAAGGGTGCAAGAATGAAAAACGAAGTATTGAGAAAATTGTTAGCCAGTTTCGTAGATTTCCAAGTTATTCGTGATAATTATGTAGCTAAAAAGCCAACGGAATGTGCTGTTATGCATACAATAAGTCTTAATAAGTCGGCATACAGTGCATATAGGACTGTTGAAACAACAGATACACAAATTAAGGAAAAGGCTTTAAGATTAGTTATTGCTTATTTGCAATTTGATTTTTATGCACCAACACAGGCAAGAGCAGAAGAAATGGCTAGTGAATTGCTTGAGGTTATAGTGTTTAAGAAAAGACATGACTTGGTTAGGAACGGATTTGGATTAAGTGATGACGAGATAGAAATAAAAGATTTAACTTTCCTTGAGAGCAGTCAATATATTTACAGATTTAGTTTTGATGTAGAAATGAACTGGCGAGAATCAAGTGAAAGAGCAAGAGATTTAATTAAAGATGTAGAAGTGAAAACGGAGGTAGAGAATGGCTAAGAAAATAAAAGTAACGGTAATAAGACCAACGAAGCCTTTATTGCTAGGCGATTTCGGGAAAGTCTTATTTATAACTAAAGAAGCAGATAAACCTTATAAGAAATACACAAAATTAGATGATGTTAAAACAGATTTTGGGGCTGATTCTAAAATGTACAAAGGGGTGGAAACATTTTTGTCACAAGAGGATAGCGATGGAAATGTAATACAGCCAGATGTTTGGTATTGTGCAAGTAAAGCAACGCCGAATGAAGAATTTTTAGATAGTTTACCAACTGGCGATTTTTACGGTGTGATTGTAGATTTTTATGATGAAGAATTTACGAAAGCATTGGCTAAATGGCTAACTAGAAATGTTAAGTTTGCAATTGTAGCAAATTCAACAGCTGAGAATAACAAATTAAAAGAAAGCGTGAGAATATATTTTATGGCTGGAAAAGCCGAAGGTGGAAACTTGGATATATTTGGATTACCAGCTTACACGTTCGCTCAAGGAATTAATGGGCGTTGGAGCGACAGAAGAATATTAGGAGTAGATCCGTCGGCTAAAACTTTGACAGAAGAAAGTGATAATGAAGAAGGCAATATTAATTACACTAGAAATTTTGTTGGATACAATGCTGTAACAAGCGGTTCGTGGTGTGCTGATGGTGTAAGACATGCAGACCAAACTATTAAAATAGATGCGATTGTGCATAATATTGAAACTAATTTGGCTAGAATGTTAATTGAAGAAAAGAATACAACGATGGATGGCGAAGGTATTCCAAAAGTTGAAGCACTATTAAATAGAGTAATGTTGACAATGGGAAAACAAGGGGCAGTTGCTAAGAATAATAGCGGCGAATACTTGTTTAAAGTTACAGTCCCAAGCATTGAAGACGCCTCAGCACAGACAGGATTGACTGTAGACGATTACATCAATCGTACACTTAGAAATGTAAAAATCGATTTCACAATTAGCACGGAAATAGAAAAAATTGAAGTTACATTGATTTGGCATGACGAGCCATTAACGGCATAAGGAGGTAGAAAATGGGAAATAATTTTTTAGAAAAATCAATAGATTTAAGTAAAGTGGATTTATTTATTACATTCGGTGGGGAAACATACCTAATAAAGGAAGCAAAAGAAATAGAAAATAATCCCACGGAAGATAGTCACACAATGGGCGATCCAGATATTAAAGGGAATGTCCCAACAATTCAAACCAGGGTTACAAAAAGAGAAATTAAATTAACAACAGTAAAAGGGTCTGACGATGATATATTCTTGACAAAATGTAATGCAAACCCAAAAGGGGTTTTAGGAACATTGACATATATTGACGCTTCAGGAATGAATAAAATTGTTGGAGTTGGACAAGGTGTTTCTGTTCAAAAAGGCGGGGAGAGAAAAAATAATACAAAAGATGTTGACATTGAATATACAATTCAATGTGCAAAATACGACGAGAAAGTTTAGAAGGAATTAGAAAATGGCGAACAAAGAAAATGAAAAAATAGAAGAAAAAGAGCAAGAAAGCAATGTTTTTATTGATAATTTAGGGAGATTAAATATTAAGGGGCAAGAGATATATGTGGATGCAGAAGGAACTTTAAAGGAATTTGATTTTAGATTAACTAAGCCGCAAAATTATCAAATTTACACAAATGCTTTAACAAAATTTTTGACAGATAAAGATGTCACAGTATTTGCAGCAACTGTATTGCCAAAAATGGTTGAAAAACCAAACGAGGCTAGGAAAATTAGTTTTTTTGAATACGATGAGGAGGCATTGTTTGAAATAATTGCGACTATTATAGATTACATGGGTAAGTTCAAGGAGAACAAGAAAAGGAAATTGAACATGACCTTGAAATAGCAGAAGAACAATACAACGATCCTATGATTAAAATGAAATGGGAGTTTATCATAAAAAGAAAAATAAAAGACCCTAACATTGTTTTGGATATGGATAATGTTAGGTTTTTCCAATGGTGTAGAGCAATAATGGATTTTGAGGAAAAGGAGGGATAGAATGGCTGGTGGAAATAAATTAGAAATATTGTTAAGTGTTAAAGCCGAGGATAGTCCTTTGAACAAATTAAAATCCAAAATGCAATCTTTGCTACCAGCTGCTTCAAAGGTAGAAGAAAAAATATCAAAAATTGGAAACAAAGTTGGTGGCTCTGGATTAGAGAAACTAAAGGCTAAAATGGCTAGTTTAATGCCTAACATATCGCAATTGCAAAGCAAAATTAAGAATTTTAAATTTGAAAATCTTACTAACGGATTGATAAATGGGGTTGAAAGAATACCGTTGGTTGGTAGAAGAGCAGCCTCGGGACTGGATGCAATTCGTGATAAATTTAATAGATTAAAGGGAGTAGGTAGCTCACTAGGCAATCTTTTTCCAAAGTTAGGTGAAAAAATAAAAGGTGCATTTAAACCTGATAGTTTAAAAAAATTTGGCTCAGGGTTAAAAAACATAGGAAGTAAAATTTCTAATATTTTCAAAAAACTAAGCAAATTTAGTATGATTGGTAGTATGATTGGAGGGATTACTGGTGGACTTAGCTTTGCAGGACTAGCAAAGGCTTCCGATGAAAATTCGTTGAGAAATTCTAGGCTTAAAATGGTCACTAATGATGTTGGCGGATTAAAACAAAAAACCTTCGCAGCGGCTCAAAGCAGTGGGGCAGACTATGGAGCGCAACTAGATTCGATTGCTAAACTTAAAATGCTTACTAACGGATTGTTTAACGACAATGAAGCAGTTAAATTTACAAGTACATTGGATAAAGCATTCAAAGTATCAGGTACATCGGCTGAAGAAGCCAAGTCAGCAATGTTTCAGTTAAATCAAGCAATGACTTCTGG